AGATTTGATAATCATGTTAGTGATCTTATTGATCAATATGATCCACTTCAAGAACAAACAGAAGACTCTGTTAGAAAAAAACTTAAACTAGCTATGGCTAAGTCTAAACGAATGAATAGAAGTCCAAAAGTTTCTTATATGGATGTTTCTGTAAATCCACCAAAACTTAAATCAGGAGAGTATCAAGGTATGATGTCTGCTCATGGTTTTAGTTATGCAAAGATACAGGAACCTGGTAAAAACTATATGTCAACAGTACCATTACCACAAATACGTACAGTAATTCCATAAACTGTTGACTTAAACAATTGAAAGGTATATTATGAAGTATATGTCAAAGACTCATTTCTGTCACATTGCACCAATAAACTATTTACATCTAACTAAAGGTAGAGAGGTTCATCTCACTTTAGCACATTTAGTAGATGATGAGCAATATACAAATTTTTATAAAGAAGAGAAGAAAAATGGATCCGTTATCATTATGGATAATAGTGCATTTGAGTTTACACAGCAAGGTAAAGGATATCTTTCTGGACAAGAGATAGTTGACTATGCAAAACGTATTGATGCAGATTATGCTGTAATGACTGATTATCCTGGTGAGTCTTCTAAGAAAACTATAGATGCTGCTAAAGAACAAGCTCCTGTATTTAAAGAGGCTGGTATAAAAACTTTCTTTGTACCTCAAGGAGAGAAGAGTAATAAAGAAGATTATTTGGACTGTTTTAGATGGGCAGTTCAAAATCCTAAGTTAGTAGATTATATTGGTTTTAGTATATTAGCAATACCTAATGCATATGGTATTGAACCTTTTACTGCAGGACCTTCATTACATAGATTTACTTCAAGATTACATATGATGTATACTTTAGCTGAAAGTGGTTTGCTTGGAAGTTTACAAAAGAATGGTCAACTACTTCATTTCTTAGGAATGGTAGATGGTCCTAATGAAATACAATTTCTATCTCCTTTTAAAAGATTTATTAATAGTTGGGATAGTAGTAGTGCTATATGGCATGGATTAAATGGTTATGGTTATGATAATACACCAGGTGGTCTAGAGTTTGGAAAATATGAAAGACCTGTTGACTTTAATCACAAACCAGAGCATGATAAAGAAGATAATGATTTTTTTGTGAAGTTAGCAAAAGAGAATATGGATTATATTGACAAGTTAGTATATGCATATCTCTGGGGCTTGGAAGCAAAAATACAAGTGAAAGATATGATAAGTGAAGTTGCCTAAATTTAAATACAATGAAGATAATTTATTAGATGATGTTTTTGAGTATATCAAAAGTACATATGGTCAACACTATGTTGGTAATAAAGAGATACAAACTTTAGATGTTTGGGAAAGTATGGGCATAGCAGAAGATATGTGTTTAGGTACTATCGTTAAGTATGCTATGAGATACGGAAAGAAAGATGGTAAGAATAAAAAAGACTTACTAAAAATTATACATTATGCTATATTAGCATTACATTATGGAGGACACGGTGAAGCATATACTAAGCAAGACAAATGATAGTGAACTAACCAATGTTCAAGAAGGAGACAGTCAACCTAATGCTGTCGATCTAAGAGTCAGTAAAATATTTAAAATGGATGGTCAGTTTCTTATTAGCGAAGATAAGAAAGTCCATAGAACTACAGAAGAACTTATTCCAGATGAAAAAGATTGGTGGTCTCTTGATACAGGAGTCTATGAAATAGTAATGGAAAACATAGTCAGTGTTGGTGAAGGATATGCTGGCTTTGTTATAACAAGATCAACTCTCAATAGAAATGGTGTATTTATTACAAGTGGTTTATACGATAGTGGATACCATGGAGTAATGGCTGGAGCATTACATGTAAGAGGTGGTAAAACTTATATAAAAAAAGGAACCAGAGTAGGACAGTTTATAATGTTTGAAGCAGAGACTTTATCATTATATGATGGAAGCTATGGTATAGGAAAACAACATGATAACAAATATGGAGAAGTAAGTGGAAATAAGCATTGATATAGGAAAACTAAGAGAAAGAAAAATATTCGTTGCTACACCAATGTATGGTGGTATGGCTGGAGGACAATATTGTAAGTCTACTGCAGATCTATCAGCTTTATGTGCTCGATATGATATTAAGCTATCATTCTTTTATTTGTTTAATGAAAGTTTGATTACTAGAGCTAGAAACTATCTTGTAGATGAGTTCTTAAGATCTGATATGACTCATTTAATGTTTATTGATAGTGATATTGGTTTTGATCCAAATGATGTTTTAGCTCTTGCTGCTTTAGCAGAACCTGGATCAGATAAAGATATAGTATGTGGACCTTATCCGAAGAAAACTATATCTTGGGAAAAGATCAAGAGAGCAGTAGATAGAGGCTTTGCTGATGAGAACCCAAACAAGTTAGAAAAGTATGTTGGTGATTATGTATTTAATCCTGTAGAAGGTCAAACAGAGATAAAGATAAACGAGCCAGCAGAAGTGTTAGAAGGTGGTACTGGATTTATGATGGTACAGAGAAGTGCATTTGAAAGATATGCTAAGGCATATCCAGAGTTTAGTTATAAACCTGATCACATAAGAACTAAAAACTTTGATGGCACAAGAGAGATTATGGCTTACTTTGATTGTGTTATCTGTCCTGATACTAAACGATATCTATCAGAGGATTATATGTTTTGTCAGTGGGCAAGAAAAGCTGGAATAAAAGTTTGGATGTGTCCTTGGATGAAACTATCACATATGGGTAGTTATATGTTTGGTGGTAGTTTAGTTGATCTAGCTCAGATCGGAGCAGCTGCGACTGCTAATCCTAATGAGTTAGGAGGAGGGAAGCCATTAGCAAGGTAGTAGGTATTGAACCTATTTCGTTAAGATATATTTATGATGAGGATAGTATGGAACTAAGTGAACGAACAACGAAAATATTAAAGAACTTTAGTACAATAAACCAATCAATAGTATTTAACACTGGTAATGTTATAAGAACGATCAGTCCTTTAAAAACTATTATGGCTCAAGCTACAGTAAATGAAAACTTTCCATTTGAGTTTGGAATATATGATCTTAACCAGTTTCTTGGTGTAGTAAGTTTATTTAAAACACCTGAGTTTGATTTTAATGAGAAGTATGTAACTATACAATCGAACTCTGCATCAAGTAACTATTTCTTTACAGACAAGTCTATGATTGAGACACCACCTGCAAAGACATTAGATATGGCAACAAGATTAGTTGCATTTTCAATGACAAGTGAAGAGATAAAAAGTTTACTTCAAGCAGCTAGTGTATTGTCATTACCAGAGATTGTTATAACTGGTGATACAAAAGAAATAAAAATAACAGCAAGTAATATTAAGAATAGTAGTAACCATAACTTTACAAGAGTTGTTGGTGAAACATTCGCAAGTTTTAAATTTATAATAAAAGTGGATAATCTTAAAATGTTGCCACATGGATATGATGTTGCTCTTACAAATACTCCAGCCAATATGGTTGAGTTTTCAAGTCAAGATGATAACATAAAATATTGGGTTGCAGCAGAACAAGATTCAGTATATGATGGAGAATAATGGAAGAATTTCTTTGGGTTGAAAAGTACAGACCAAAAAAAGTACAAGATACAATATTACCAGATCAATTAAAGTCAACATTCAACGACTTTGTTAAACAAGGTATTCCAAACTTACTATTGAGTGGAGGTCCTGGTGTTGGAAAGACAACGATAGCTCGAGCTATGTTAGAAGAATGTAAAAGTGACTATCTAATAATTAATGGAAGTATGAATGGTAATATTGATACGTTGAGAAATGATATAAAGAACTATGCAAGTACAGTTAGTATAGTTGGTGGAAGAAAGTATGTTATATTAGATGAAGCTGATTATCTAAATCCACAAAGCACTCAACCTGCATTAAGAAACTTCATGGAAGAGTATAGTAAGAACTGTGGTTTTATAATGACTTGTAACTATAAGAATAGAATTATAGAACCATTACATAGTAGATGTAGTATAGTAGAGTTTAAAATATCTAATCAAGAAAGACCGAACTTAGCTAAACAGTTCTTAAAAAGAGTCAAAACTATATTAGATAATGAAGGTGTACAGTATAGTGATAAATGTGTTGCTGAACTTATAGTTAAATACTTTCCAGATTGGAGAAGAGTTATAAACGAGCTTCAAAGATATAGTAGTAACGGTAATATAGATAGTGGAATTTTAACTCAAGTAAGTGATCAATCGTTTAAGACATTAGCAAGACACTTGAAGGATAAAGAATATAATATAATGAGAAAGTGGGTTGCTGATAATATTGATAATGATAGTACAAC